GCATCTGGAACTAAAGAGGTTTCTGCTGTGAATGTATCTGTTCTTATTCCAGAAGTTCCATTATCTATAGCACCAAATCCTGATGTTATTGAACCTGAATCTAATGCACCTGTGGTTAGTATATTACTATCTCCTGCAGCAGGTGCTGCTGATATATCTGATAATACCTCTGATGCACTTCTACCTTCTACTGCTGTACCATCTATTCGTAAGAAATCATTATCTGCTACCCCTGAAGCAAATTGTGCAACGTCATATTGTGAAATACCTGTAGCCACTTGTAACTTATTACTAGATATTTCTAATCCACCATTAGTTACTAAGTCCACAGCTACAGTAACACCACCAGAAGAACCACCACCTGATATTCCATCACCTGCTGTTACACCTGTGATGTCACCTGTGGTTGGTGTCTGCCAAGAAGGAGCAGCTCCTGCTCCACCTGATGTTAATACATCTCCACTAGAACCATAATTAGTTCCACCAACACCTAACTCACCTTGGGATGTAATTCTAAATTTCTCTGCTGCAGCTTCTGAATGTCCTGTAGCAAAGATTATATCTGTAGCATTTGAGTCAGCAGCAAACGTTGACTGTGCTATAGCTTGTATAGATGCACCAACTAAGATAGCATCTGTACCTCCAGCTTCTAATGGAGCTTGGAAGTCTATTTTACCTATAACATCATTAGCATTAATATTAGTAAGAGCAGTAGATAATAATAATTTACCTGTACTGGTAGTAGCATCTGCTGATGCTCCCATTATCTGTAACTGATCTTCAGACTGGTCGTATAACATGAACGCACCAGCTGATGCACCAAAGAATTTAACATCATATCCTGTGTCATCAACACCAACAGTAATAGTGCCATCTGCCTGAACTGCACCATCTATATCTACAGCATCTAAGTTGGCAGTACCATCAACATCAAGGTGTCCTGCTACAGCTACAGTAGAACTTGCCACTGTAGAATTAGGAGTTATTGTTAGATGAGTTACATATGTGCCTTGAGAGTTGATGTCATTACCAAATGTCATCACACCACCATCAGCAACATTAACCTTCCACCTATCACCAGCATCCTCACCTTCATCAGCAAACATATAATAAGCTGCTGCTGCTCCTTCATTGCCTCTCACAGAGAGAACCTCTGCGTCAAGAGATGCTAATTGGACTGCATCATCAAATTTAATACGCCTCTTTGAGGCTCCTGACGTGATCTGGACATCATATTCACCAGCTTCGTCTGATGCTGGAGTATGACTTATAGACCACTTGCCATTGGAATCAGTAGTGGTGTTAGCTAAAGATGTTGTTGTAGCATTTTTGGCATACAGATTAATGGTAGCACCATTAATTGCATCTCCTGCATCATCATATAAAAATCCTGCAAAGCTTAAACCTGGTTTTGCCATTATCTTCCTCCTAGTCGAGAACTGTCTCTAAATTGTAATGCCTCCCTAGTGACCCCTACTGGGTCTTGCTCTAAGTCATCTTCATCTACAAATATTAATGTTATTCCTTGTCCTGCTAAAGCCTCCCTAGCCATTATATCTCTGGCTCCAGTATCAGCTCCTAGCTCATAGTGATAATATATCCCTTGAACATTTACTGCAAGACCAGGTGGGTTGTCAAAAATAAAGTCAACAATTATACCACCTTTATCTAGTCTACCACCCATTAGTGGCGATTGATAGGTAAAGTCATTACCAGATTCATATCCTAAGCTTGTTAAGCTAGAATAGAACATCCACTCTGGTTTACTTCCTTCCCAATCAGGAGGGGGATTCATTATGTCAGCTTGTGTAACCATTATCCATCCAGTATTACTGACCAACAAACCTTGTCGTTATTGGTAGCTGCATCTACATAGAACGTACTAAAAGGTACTGTTCCACCTTGATCTGCAAAACTTATTTCTATCTCGTTCCCAGCAGATAATTCATATCCATTACTAGCTGTAACGTCACTAACTCCCAAGTAAACCTTATTGGAATTACCAGCTAATGCTTTTACCTTTATCCAACGCACCCTATTAGTTGTGTTAGATATGCGTACCTCTGTACCTGCTGTAGCAACATTTGTAGTACCTGCATCATATATCATGGTTCCACCAACGTAATTCTTGAACTTCCTCGTTCATCATATCCTGTGTATTCTACACCTGTAGCAGACGTAACATCCACGTAGTAATTACGAGATTGATCGCTATCATCCCTAAACGTAAACTCATTTAACGTATTAGATTCTATTGCAGAAACCAACGCACTTCTTAATTGTTTAGGGCTTTTACCTTTATATGTCTTGTTTAAACTAACCTCTACACTGTGACCATACTTAGCGTCTAACTTCTTTCTGTATTCTAATGATATAGAAACTACATCAGGAGTCTTTTTCATAATAGCTGCTGTAGTACCAGACTCTCTAGCTAGTGTTAACTTAAACTTAATTGATCTAAACGCAGTACCAACATTAGCACTACTTGTTTGAAATGTATGTGTATAAGTCCCTGATGTTGCACCTAGTGTGGAATTATTAATGGTGATACTTGTACTCTCATAAGACTCAGAATAATCCAAAGCATACTGAACTACCACAGTTTCGTTGGCAGAAATATCCTGACATTCTACTTTCAGTTTTAATGCTAACTTATCTATATCTGACTGCTGTGCATCAAACCATGGTGTCTCATGGAAAGCAGTCTGTTCATATTCATAATCTGTACCATCTAAAGCAGTTAACTGTGAAGGGTTAGTAACATCATATGGGATTAACTGATGATATACCTTTGCATCAAAACCCCACCATAGCCTATAATCACCTTTACCTGCATTAGATACTAACATTTTATCAATAGCTTTACCTTTATCTGCTTCACTTGCTACCCATTTAGTTTCCCATCCCATATCATTCCAAGCTAATATAGAAGATTGCCCAGTACTTTGACCCACAACACTTGCACTATGTCCACCAAATCCTGTACTAGCACCACGTTGCCAAGATACATCTGTACTCGCTTGAGCACCAGGAGATGTGGTTGCGTTTATTGCAGCCATCAATTCTGTGTGAGTACCTGCTAATTTCATAATAGTTCCCCTATATGATGCTGGGACACCATCATCTCTATCAGGACCCATTACAGTTACAACAGCATTATTGTTACCATTGATATATTTATAAATACCTAATCCACTAGGATTGTATATGGCATCTCTCCACCTAACGCTACCTACTCCATTAAAATTATGAAAAGGTAACTGGAACTGAGTTTCTACAAACCTACTATTAGCAACGTCATGTGCAAATAATCCAACTTTAGTCGCTGCGTATAAGATTTGTTCACCAGTAGCATCCCTACCAACAAATAAGTCTGTTACATAACCATCCTCTACAGGTAACTTAGCATCATCAACTTGAGTTCCACCTATAGTAAGCGTGTACCATAAGTCTCCTGATGAAGATATACCCCATAACCTATCATCCCAAAAAGCAAGATACTTTGTAGCTTTCGTAGTGTTTTCAGTAACTGCTACGTTGGTTGACCAATGACTAAATCCATTAGTATGTGCAACTACCACATAATCAGTGTCGCCCATACGTACAGTAATAGAATCTGTAGGGTCACTGGCAAAATCGTGAGGATCACCACCATCAGTTGTTGTTAGCTGAGTCCATCTATCATCTGCCTCTGAATAAACATAAGGCTTAGTTCCCCACCCTGCATATAACTGAGTACCTTTATCTTGAATAAAATTAACTATTCCTGTAATACTAGCACCAGTAGCATCTGTAGTAGATGTAGCTGTAGACTTAGAAGGTAATACTAAGTGATGTCTATGCCTGAGATTACATGTAGAATACCATGCTCTATCTGCATCAGCAGGACCTTGCATACGTTCCACGCCAATTCCACCTCTCCAGTCAGACCACGCAACAACAGAACTTCTTAAACTAGAGTCCTTAGTTGTATCTCCTATAACAACCTTAGATGGATATACAGAAGCCAATACACTTTGTACTGGTCTTGTTAAAGGGTAGTATGTTCCACCTAAATATATTTCATTCTTTGATACAACCTTACTTGCCATTATTCAACTACTCTCCCTGTGATTAATAAAGGAAAGGCTCTCTTAGATTGCTCTGCAAGACCAAGCCAAAAAGCAGCTTGTTGTCTTAAAGCATCTGGATCAGTACCAGGACCACCAGATGCAGATGCAAACGCCAATCCTGTAGCCCTAGCTATAATATACGAATCATCTATCTCACTAGCACCAGTTTCTGCTGAAAGCAAAGATGGTTTATCTCCACCAGTTATCTTCAACAAAGCATAACCAGCTTCAAACTTACCTGACTCTGAAAGGACTAAATCTCTAGCTTCTCTGTCAACTCTCCATAGATGCTTTGGAAATACCTCCCATACAGCAGTGTCATTTTGTACTACCTTGATATCATCTAGCCAGATAGTACATGCACCTAAATCTGAATCGTATTCTAAACCTACTGAAATAATAGCTGTGTCAGTCTCAGGGTTAGCTAAAGCAATCCTTACATAAGTCCATGTATCAGCACTTAGTGCAGGTACACTTAATGTTTCTATAGGAGATGCACAACTAGCTGAATCATCTAGCAATATCTTTAAATTACCATCAGATGTTGCAACTGTACTTTTCACCCAACATTCTAAATAATCATACTTGCTTATATCTTTACTAGCCATAGAATCTGTAGCTATATCTCCAGCAGATGCACCAGCATCTATAACAAACTTATTAGATCCAGTTCCTTTTTTCTTATCTTGAGTATCTACACTAACAGTAAAGTCTGAATCTACTGTTTCGTCAAAAGCTGCATTACAACTATGTAACTCTGTGAAAGATACTGAACTTCTATAATATAATCTGTTGATAATAGATATATTAGAAGGAATATCATATCGCATACTAGAACCATCAGCATGTAATGCAACACTCTCTATTGGATCGTATGCCTGTCCAGTAACATCTATAATTGCCTGATTAATAAAGTCATGTATTCTTGTAGGTGTATAAGGCTCACTCCATAATTCATATTCATCACCACTAGCTACTGTGAAACTGGCATTTTGTTGAAACTGAATAGTATTATTACTAGCTGTATAATCATTAACATATTGTGTAGTTTGAGAACTGTCAGTAGCATCAGTAACTAAGGCTAGTTTACCAATATACTCATCATCTCCACCTCTAAAAGTATTAACATCTATCAGGGTATTATTAGTACCTCCTGTAGCTGTGCCAACCTTCAACGCACCTAAGTTATATCCTATAGATTGCCTAAGTTGCTTTCTTGTCCTTGCTTGTACTGGCATTATTTGACTCCTGCAATTCTATTACAGTTCTTTTTAAAGCTGCTACTTGGAGTTTGAGATTAGTATTTACAGCTATCTCACCTCTAAGCAATTCAGCATAATCATCTTGTGTAATATTAATTTCAGTATTATTTACAACCATTATGTACCTCTATAATATATCCTGTTATTTGTGCTCTCTTTTCGTTTAGAATTATACTTCCTAAACTCCTCTATTTGTCTGCCTATTTCTTTTCTCTGATCTTCTGTAGGCTTCTTTTTATCATCTAAGCCCTTACATTCCAGTAAGAAGTTCTCCAATGCTTGAGCTGCCATATCCTCCACATGATCCCTAGACACACCAGGGTCAGCAGGTATCTTAACCATTTGCCTTCTGTCTGTCACTGGATCATGGAACTGGAAAGTGTGGACAACTATGGACGCAGCAGTCTCGCCATTATAACCAGCAAGTTCTTCGCCAATATAAGTAGAGCCTTGGGGCGTCCATAGTTCAATCATTACTTAGTACCTTTCAACATTTATGGAGATATCTGCAAGAATACTAAAGCATAATCTGCTGCAGCAGAAGCAATTAACATCTGAACACCAATAAGTTGTTCGTTTTCATTGGTTCCATCAAAGTCCATATCTTCTGTACCACCTGCAGTAGATGCTCCACCTACTCTAACATGTTGTCCAAGAACACCTGCAGCATTAGCTAACACAGATGCTGGACCCCAAGTTTGAATCCAACCAAAGTATTCCTGTGTTAAAAGTGTAGGTGCTACACCAATAGCAACGTTAGTTACTGTGGTTGGGGATATTATCACGTTACTGTATGGGTTCACAGATAATCCTACCTCACAGTTACCAGACCCTGCTGTTAAAGCAGTTGCAAGTCCATCTTCTTCATCAAGCGTTAATACACATCCAGTAGCACTAGAAACAGCAGTGTTAGATTTAATTCTGTAAATCTCTCCTGCTCCAGTTCCAGAGTTAATGTGCATGTAACCATCTTTGTACTGGTCTTTTGTGATAGTCAAGCTACTTGAAAGGGTTACTGTTGTAGAACCAGCAGATACTGCAGCAACAGTAAGGTCTTGGTCATGAGCTGCTGTTCCTGCAGGAGCCTGTACTACTGCTCCACCAGCTATGTCAGCTCCTCCCACTTCTGAATACCTGTATACTCTGCCATCAGGCAATATCATACGAGTACCAAGAACATGTTTCTGACTAGAAGTTTCTACTTTCTCCCAACCATATTTTCCATAAATTACATTTGGAAATGCCATTTCAAACCTCCTTTTAAGGTTATTTAATTTTTACTGGTTTCTTATATACCCAGTGATAGGTCGATAACTTTTAAGAACTCTGGGGAACTCGACCTATCGTTACATTCCCCAGAATCCTATTAAACTGTTTTATTTGTGTACCTTACGTGCATGTGCTCTCATCTTAGAACTAAGTCCTAATTTGTTAACTGCACTTGCAGAAAAATCACATAGATTACAAGATTCTGAAACTTTATCAGACTTGTTCTCTATAGATTTAAAACCTTCAGCACACCATTTACAACTACACTCAGGACCAGGTTTCCATGTAAACAAACCTATCTTAGCTTTCCTTTGAACATAGTCAGGATTACCAGGTACATTATCCATGTAAGTACCCACTTCATCCATGATCTCACCCACTACATTATGTGAAGCTTTATGCCTATACAATCTAGTTTTAGGAGCCCATTCGTCTATGTACTTCAAAGAATAGCCTAAACCAGCTAGTTCTTGTTTTAACTTGTTTCTTTCAGTTATGTCTGTTGCCATGTTTTACCTCTGCCTAAATTTAGTTAGCTGTTGATAAAGCTGAAATGTCAAACTTAACACCAGCTCCTCTGGAATCATCTAATTCGAAAACTCCATAATCTGCTGTTAAAACTACTTCTGTTGCTCTCAAAGATGCGTCTCTTTGACGTTCAGTTCTAGTATCTACACTTGTTAAAGTCGCCAATGCTGATTTGTCAGCTATTACACCAATACCATCACCACCACTATCTTCTGTTATGTTTCCATCTTCAAAGATAGGTACGTTGTTCATTGGTCGTAATCCACTATAGAAATTCTTAAGTAGATCAGCAGACCAACCATCTGGTATAACTCCTCCACCTGCACCTGAACCTATAGATGCAACATGAGCAGCTTCCTTTGAAAGGTAAGCTACTGCATTTGGATGGTGCAATATATACAACTGCGATCCAAACTTGTTAGCTTTCGCATGGGCGATAATACCTTGTACGTTAGAAGCCTTCATGTATGTTGGTCCTGTACCACCTAGCAAAGTTCCCCCATTTAAGTTTGTGTATAAAGCAAGAACATCAGTGTCCTTCTTTCGAGCCATTCCATCACCCATTTGTCTCCCAATAATTGAGAAAACATTTGGTGCTGATTGTCGTACTAACTTGTCAGTTAATATGATTTTAGCTCCAACTTCTGATGCTGTTAAGTCTACAGTGGTCATTCCAATTTCTTCTTCATCAATGATGTCTTGTCCATCAACTAAGTCAGACATTGACATTTGTGCTACTTTAGGAACTGTTACCTGCTTTGCACCTTTAGGCAGACTAAACTGCTCTGTAAGTGCCATAGCTGGTGCGTTATGCTCCTCAGTATATCGAGCAGCACTGATTATTATTTTCTGGGCATTTTCTAAATTCCCAGTTGTGGCTGTCTGAGCCATGATTTACCTCACTTATTTGTTTAAATTTTTTATTAACCTAAACCTGCAGCCCTTCGTGCTGCAGCTGATGCTTGTTCAGAACGATCACCTTGATTGTACTTTTCAAGCCACCTGTCCTCGTCATTGGAAGCAGCTGGAGTACTTTGATTATCATCATAAGTCTGCGAAGGAACTAGCTGTGCCCTCAGCCTAGCTATTTCTGCATCTTTCTCTCTATCAGATTTGATGCGTTTCGCCACTGTCTCCATTGATTCTGGATCAGGTTGTTTACGTAACTCAGTCAGGTCGTCTAATTGAAGACCATATTGTTTTGCATAATGTTCAGCAGCATTGGCTTGTCCTTGTAAGAACCTAACCTGTTCTGCTCTTTCTTGATCTACTCTAGCTATTTCGCTTTCCCTTATTGCCCAAGCATCTGAAATTTCTTTTGCTTGATCTGGCAAATACCCAGCACCCTCTAGCTTTTGTCTGTATTGAGCTGTAGCTTGAGTCATTTGATCTCTAGCTTGTTGCTGTCTGTATTGTAAATTCTGCTGTTCTATATCCTGCATACGCTTCTCTAAATCATCTTTAGGAGTAGTAGGAGGAACTTCAGCAGCAGGTGGGGGAGTCTGAGCATCAGGAACTTCTGGAATTACTGGAGGAGTTGGTTCCCCTTCAGGAACTTCAGGAGTTTCTGATGATTGATCTGTAGTTGGATCTAACTGTGGTGTATCCACTGTACCTTCAGGTGGAGTGTCTGCACCAGTAAATTCTTCAGTTATGTCTGTCGCAGGACTAACTGGTTCTTGTATGTTATCTTGTGGTTGTTCTGCCTTATTTACCATGATTATACCTTCCTGTTTTTAAATATTTATTATTATACAACATTATCTTTTAATTGGAACCTGTGGGATTCTAGTCTGATCTAACTGCCTCTTTGCATCCTTATACCTTTGACCTTCTTCTGAAAGAATTGTTCCATACCAATAAACTAAAAGATGTTCTACAAGTGGTCCACCATACTTTACATTATAAGATCTTATTACTTGATCCCTTAACTTAGCTCGTCTTTTTACTGCATCCCTTAAAAATGGGAAGTCTTTCTTCAAGTCATCTCTAGTATTCTTTGCTGTTCTGTCAGTGCCAGTTTCCACATATGCCTTCCAAGCTGCAATTACCTTTTGATTCAATCTGTGACTAGGATATAATACCTGTAGATCTTTACCAGCATCCCAATAAGAAGCTTTAATATTTCTGCCTCCCCACATAACAGTAACTTCCTGACTTAATATCTCGTTTGTTCTGTACCATGATTTCTGACCCTCTGTCCAAGAAGCTTCAAGTTGCCTGTAGAATCTTTCAGCCTGATCTGGGAATGGGGTTCCATTTGGTTGCAGTACTGGATTCTCCATTAGGTATTTCACAGCTTCTTTTTTAAGGTCATCTCGTTCAGAGAAATACTGAGTCCATGTTTTACTAGGATCTTCTTCAGGGGTTTTAATTTTATGTATAGCACTTATCCAGTGCATATAAGGCTCTCTTGTATCCTCTATTGTTCCTGAAGCAGTATAATAGTTATCAAACCATAGTTCTTTAACTTCATCTTCCTGAGCCTGAATTGATTTAGGGAAACTCTTTTTCATGTACTCAAGGTATCCTTGGCTAAAAACAGCCCTTTCTTTACGACTATCATTCCATTCATCTTGAGTCATTTCACCCATTCTTAACTTGTCATCATCTGCCTGTTGCTTATAAAAGTTTTCAAGTCTAAGCTTTTCATGGTCAGCGTAGAATCTTTTACCTTCAGTTTTATCAACTTCAATACCATACACTTCCTTTATCGCCTTTTCTGATGCCCTTCTCTGTGTTTCACTTGTAGCACCAGTTCTGCTACCTGAGAATCTCTTAGGAACACCACTGTTCTCCCATATTGCTTTAAGGTGATTCTCATCAGATAAAGGCTTAGAACGCATAGCCTTATCAAACTTATCTCTATCTTCTTTGCTGAGACTAGCCTTGTACTCATCTTGTTCTAACTTTGGCATAAGTTTAAAGTCTTTTATCTTTTCTTCCCATATTTGCCTTTCCTTTTTCCTAGAATCAAGCATGAGCATTGCAACCCAGTCAGCATAACCCATAACTCTATTAGTGATAGGAAGAACTCCACCTCTAACGTAATCTATCTTAGACGCACTTCTAAATGAATCTGGAAGCCATCCAGCCTTATCTCCTAATATTTCTGAAGTAAGCCTTGCTGATTCTGTTGTGTATTTATGGAACTGTTCTTCTGGTTCTGCATCTGCATATGTAGGGTCTACTATAGGTTCATCAAAATAAAGATTTTTATTAAGAGACAATTCAACTGGCATTTTAAGAAGGTAAGGTACAACACTATGTATACCAGATACAGGACTCATCTCCTTGAAAACAACATCAAGCATACCATTACCACTACGACCACCACCCCACGACTTTGGTATAATCCCACCTAAAGAAGGTATCCCTAATTGACCAAACTCTGTTGGAGCCTCTGCTGGTGGATTATACCCAGACATACCTAAGAATGTATCATCCCATTCTTCTGCTAACTTCATATGTAAATATCTTTGTGGAGCAAACCATACAGCTAGGTTCCTTAACCTATGGGGGACAGCTATATAATTTGGATATGGTCTCCTTGTAGCTTGATTTATTATCACTTCACCATTTTCGTCTTTCTTTGGTGGAAGCATAATCATAAATGCACCATACTTGACTTCATCTGGAACATCTTGGTATTCAGCAAACTGCATATTCCATGCCATAACGCTTTGGTCTACAAAAGTTGCTAGTGCAAAAGTATAAGCTGCAGCTGCTCTTTGACCACCAGGAACTTTTATCCCCATAAAGTCGCCAAGTGCTTCCTCATACTGTGTTGTTATACCCCTTCCACTAGGTCTATAATAACCTTTTTGACGAATAATTTCATCGCCTTCTCTAAGGGTCTTTCCAAATCTGAAGGCAGGTTCTCCAGGTTTAGGGTTTATTACTGGTGTTACAGATGGATCTAAGTGTATCCCTAGAGATCTAAAGATCCACTTTCCTCCTTCAGCACTGGCATTTAAAAACAAGAAATATGGATTCAATTTCTTTATCCACATTCCACCTCTATTGAAGTTTATCGTAGACTCCATAGCGTTTATAGCTGCCTGTTGCACCTCTGGTCTATCAATAAGCCCTTTGGTGTTTACTGTCGACCCAATCTTTGTATTAGGATTAATCTTCACAGCTTCTGCCAAACTTATTTCTGTCTTACTGTTTCTTACATTTCTAACAACATTCTTGCTGACACCATATAATTCGTCATACCACTCATCATCATCTAAGTTCATAAGCCTTTTCCACTCGTCATTACCCCACATCTTTTTGTTTCCAATTAGTTTCTTAAGTGTCTTTTCAAATGCAAGTTGCCTTGGAGCTTGTTCTATAGTCTCTCCAACTTTAGCAAGATATCTGAATGGAGTTGATACTGTATTTTTCGTCCTAGTTAATTTACTCTTTGGCATCATCCTACCCTTCTTGTAATCATAGAAGGTTTCAGTAGCATCATCTAGAGCCTTCTTTAATCCAGCTTGGTTACGAGAGTCCAGTATGTGCACTGACTGGTCATTGCCTTTTTTGTTTTCTCTTTCTATTGAATCAAAGATTCTTTTATTGTTAATATTTGCATATGCTTCGTCATTATTAATAAGTCTATAATCTTGACCTGTTATACCTGAAGTATAAGCACCACTAGCCTCCATCATTTCCCTAACCCTTTTTTCATTATTCATTCCCCTGACTTTATCAATTATTCTATTAGCTACGCTAGTAGGCATTACTCTATATCTCAACATAATACCAACAGAGTCAATGATTCCATTAGATGCAAAGAACAATGGATCATACGTAGTTAAATTGTGCCTATAAAATTGACTAAGATCACGCAAGAACCTTTCTGCTCCATGCCCTGACATAGAATTTAGCCCAGCTCTACCATTTAATCCATCCCACCAAAGTTTATTTATAGGTCCAACACTGCCATCTTCTTTTAGCTGTCCATATATCTGTCGTTCACCATTTTCTACAAATGTTATAAAGCCAGACTTTAGCTTGTCGTCATATAAATCTTCGTTATCTATAACCTTTTCTAAAGTTCCATCAGGTTGTTCTATATACTTCTTGGTTTTTCCATAAAGACTCTGCTTAGCAGGCACCAATCCAATTTGCATTTCTTTAGCCATGTCAACAAATGCTTTGGCAAGTCCATTTCTATGAAGCCTCAGCTTGTGATGTATATAACTTCTAGGTAAAGTATCCCCCAATGGATCTTTAGCTGTAAGTAATTCGTCATCCATTCCTATCTTAAGTGCGTCTGGATCTCTACTTAATGCTCTTATCCCATCACTCATATTACCTATAGCTTTAGATGGAATCTTCTCTGTATTCAAATATTCTATATATGTGTTTGGCAGATACCACTCCCAAGCATCTCTTAGTTCGTCATGGAACTCTTGAGTTATTATTTCGTGTTCTAACAACTCTGTTCTAAACCTTTGGTATTCTAACCTCACGTTCTCTGCTGCAACTTCTATCTTGCGAAAATCTTCAGGACTCAATTCCCTTTGCATGTCATTGATCCAATTCTGCCATCCTTCAGAAGATGTCTTTTCTCCTACCTCATTTATATAATCAGGGAAGTCTTTAGCTTCTCTTATCCCATTGTCCACTATGTTTTGCCAGTTCTTAGCCTGTAAATATCTGTTCAATTTATACATAGTAGATTGTCCCTCGTCTATGACAGGCAAGATCTTTGTGGTCATGAATTTATCAAAGTGCCCTAGGGCTGCACCAACTTGACCATGAGTCAACATAACTCCAGATACTACATCACGTTTGCTCCCAAGTCTAAAAGCAGCACCAGGATCAATTGATCTAAAATAATTATCTTGTAGTATTCTTATAGCAGCTGTACCATCCCACATCCTGTGCTTAAACCTCACATACCAATCAGCCATAGGGCTTCCTTTGTCATCTGAGATACGAGACATTAGCTCCTCAGTGGAAACATGTTTAAATTGAGGGTCATTAGTCAGATCTTCTATAATCTTTAACCCCCTGATAGAAGGAGAGTCATCTAAAATTTTATTCAAATCCCCTCCAGAAGGATCTGTTATAAGCGAATCTTTTCTATTCATTAGATGACTTGTAGGATTTCTAGGCAAATCACTATTAGCAAGATGAAATGCCTCACTAACTGCAGCATCTGTGTCAGCAACAAATGTAGTTTTATTTTGATTCTTACTCCTAGAAGATTCCACTGATTTTTTGTGGAACTCTTTAGCCCATTTTAATTCATGAGGTATCTGTTCTTCAGGGACTCCAGATTTTAGCATTTCATCTGCTTTAAGACTAGCACTTCTAAGTAAAGATTTATCTTTTATTTTGTCAGATATCTTAATCGCCTGAGCCCACTTTAATATTGGAGACACGTTTGACGCTGAGAACTTATCTTGAAATGCTTGATTATCAAAATCAACCAAAGCATCTAGTACGCTTTCATCCACACTAGGATCTCCTAGCTTGTCAAAGTCTACTATAGCATCAAGTGGTGTCAGTTCTTTTTCTATATCATAATATTGATTAAGCACATCTTTATCTACTTGCTTTAGTATAGCTTTGCGATCTGCTTCATTTAGACCTGCAGCTTTAGCCAGTGTAGGTTCTCCTACTCTGCTTAATAATTCGTCAACCTGTTTTGGGCTTAGCTTTAAGCTGGCTGGTGCAGGTGTTAACTGAGCAATCCTTTCATCTATATCCTTGCCTATCTGATCCCCATAGTCTCTAACGTACTGATCTCTTGCCTGTGGCAAAGCATCTGGGTTTCTATAATAGATACTATCTATATTATCAAAAAGATCTTTTTTAGATAATATAACCTTACCAGACGTAATAGCCTGAGCATTAGGCTTATATGTTTCTGCCATAGTTAACATATCGTCAACAAGTTGGTCTGGAACTCTGCCACCCATTAACTCTCTGCCTTCATCAACTAACTTCTTAAAGTCCCTCTCCTTAAAGTAATCTAAATCTAACTTATCAAGTTCTACTGCGTTACCTTGGTCGATATTATAGGCTTTTATAGCCATTTCATTATATTCTTTCACAGATGGAGCTTCTACTTCTTTAGAAATAACAGGATCAGACGCTTCTCTTATAGCTTTAGGACTCATCTGTCTTTCAGCTTCTAACATCTTGTCGCCTAACTTTGTAATTCTTTCCACCTCATCTGCGTTCTTAGGATTTAATATATAATCAAGTTCGTCTTTGCTAAAGCCAGATGTATTACCCTCTTGTAGATTTTTTAACTTAAGCCCTAACTGTTCATCTCTTTTTACCTTTGCTATCTGTTCAGGTAGTATAGGAGCATCCTTTGGAATTGGGGTAGCCTTGACTATACCATCTTCTGCCACAGCTATATTAGGTAACTCGCCACCTGTTTCAGGGTCAATGTATTTAGACTTACCAACCATTTGAGAAGAAATATCAAGATCTTCCATCATGACCTTGTTAAAAGCAGTAGCTGCATCATCTGCCTGTTTTTGGCGTTCTACTGGACTGAGATCCATAGCATCTAAATCTTCATTAGCACGAGCTATATCTGTTTCTATTTTACTTGCAATCTGTTTTCTTTTAGCAATATCCCCAACTCTCCTTACGACTGCTTGACCTGCAGTAAAAGGTGCTTTAATAACTCCAGCTGTTGCCCTCTCTGCAAGTTCTAAAGGCTTTAATGCAGCTTCAGCAGTGCGTAATCCTGCTTGTACTACTGGAGTAAACTTGCCAAACGCTCCACTATATTCCACTGTAGCTCCTGGGGCTGGAACTGAAGGTGTAGACTTAGAGGGTAATGCAAATTTCTTAGTACCACTTTTTGCTAAACCAGTCCTCGTAGCACCTAAAGTACTCCTCATAACCCTAGCTTCTGGTATTGCAAACCAAGGTGCTTCTTCTATTGCACCTCTCCAGTGCTTGGGTAATGGATATTCTTTCTGCTCTATTAACTCTATCTCTCTTGCTGAAAGTTTACGAGGGTCTGCCTGTACAAAGCTACCAGGTATTCTTTGTGCTCCTTGTTCAGCAATTTCTCTTGCTTCGTCTACCCTAGCTCTTTTTACAGTACCTGGGGCTGCACCTGATGCAAACTCCCAGTATGCTTCAAGGTCTTTGGGGTCTCCTGACCTCCTATATCTTTCTCTAGCCCTAACCCCTTCCATAGGACCTGCTTCAGGACCTAATGTAGGTAATACTCCACGACTACTAAGTTCTGATACAAAAGGATCAAATGGAGATGGCACAAATGGTTTTGCTAACGTTGATCCAGACCTAAGTAAACCTTGTGGTGATACACCACCTTCTTTTTTTAGGAACTGGTCGAAGTTTAATAGTTGAGCATTACGTGCAATTCCACTTGGTCCAGCAAGTAAATTAAGTAGGAATTCCTTCCCCTTGCCTTCTGGTACATTGGGTAACGCACTTATTATCTGGCTTTGATGAGGTATAACACCTCTTTCAGCTACAGCTGCTATAGGTTTAGATGCAGCCATAGCAGCACGTATTGCTGCTTCTCGTACAGGATCTGGAACTGCTTGACGCAGATTTCTTGGATTTGCAAATGGGTTAACCATTAGTAAAATATAAACCTCGTATTTGGTGCAAACTTAGATGTTGACACACCTCTTTGATATGGAGTCATCATTCTATATCTATCTGAAAAAGGATTCTTTTTAGTTTGATCTTCTAAGAACCCTGTGAATGTTGTCATATCCTTAGGGTCTACCCCTTTGGAAAACTCCTGACCTCTAACACCCATGTACTGATTATAATAATCTCCATACTGACCTCTTGCCCAGTCTCTTGCTCTTTGCTGTTGGGGAGCTGTTCCATAAAACGTAGTCCTACTAGGATCAGAAACCCTACCTAGATACGCCATCTCTGGTTCTGTTTCCAGAACATCAGTATAGAAATTGTCAAATGCGTTATATTTATTTTCTGGCATATTTAACTCCTAAAAATTTAACTCAGGTGATCTACCATCAAAAGATATAAAAGGATTTGATGCCTGTTCTTCAGCTTGTCGTTTTGCTAATCCTCTTTCTCCAAATGCTCCTGACACCCAATCAGCAAACTTACCTCTGCCTCCAGCTCCATATCTTCTTTGCATAACATCATATATGCTTCCAAGAGCTCCAGAGCCTTTGCCTGTCAATCCTAAAGCTGCTCGACTTGCTGCAAGTAGTTTACTTCTTTCTTTTCCAAACCCAGGAGCATTAGGATCTCCACTACCATATATCTCTAAAAATCCAGCTGATCCTGGAGCAAGTTCACCTTTCCCCAGTGACGACAATGATCTAGCTAACTGTCTATACTGCTGTCTCATATCCCCCACTTTGTTTTGCTTCCTACGATCTAAGAAGTCCATAAATGCCTGACCTTCCCCCATATCTGCATCTATGTCTGATTCTGGTGTGAAAGCTCCAGCACCCTTAGCTAATTGATATTGAGCATAAAGTGGGCTATACCCATATCCAATTGCATCTGACGCAGCTAACTCTGCTCCTATTGGAGCATCCTGAAACCTTGACAACATACGTTGTGTATATCTTTCATATGGAGATAAAGTAGTACTCCACAA